CTTAGCTGTAACCGCCGCCGTGTTTGTGTACGCTGCTCTGAGTCTCATTAGTGGCCAACCGGGGTGTGTCGTTACCATCACTGGCTCTGCTGTACAAATCACTAACTGCCCTCTAGAACATATACCGGATGTGGTGAAATCATTCTCCTGGAGCGCCAATGACCATTGTGACAACTTCTTACATTGACGAAACTCGTGAGCGTATTAATAATTGCGTCAATGCCGCTCGTAACACCGTGTGCCAAAACATCAACATTGTGCAAGCTGGCATTGAGCAAAATATTGAGAACACGTCAAACAGCGTCATCAATCACTTCACTGCGTGGTGTGAGTCAATTGGCGGCCAGATTGGCAACCTGCCCACAACCGTGGAACGAGTCAATGAGAGCATTCACCACTTAGAACACATAGTCGCCCTGAGAGTCCAGCCGCAAGCTCCAGAACCTGCACTGCCACCACATAGAATACTATTCACGAATGCTAACGCGGCGTTGGAAGCAACTCGGGGTCTTATCGCACACGTGCCGCCGGTCAGGTATGCTCTACCACCAACCACGCTACCACTTGACGAACTCTATGGGCAGTTGCATGCCTTGCACCAGAACTCCTTGGAGTGGCTCACCCACATCGGGAGCGATACGGACCAGCTACTCCTAGACCTGAGAGCATCCGTGAACACCGCAGCTGCAAATCACAGCCAGGTAGCAAATCACATCGCAGACATCCGCAATGAGTTACACATACTCCGAGGACTACCCAGCCTTGTGAATACTTTACTCGAACGACAGGAGGCCAATACCCAAACTCTCAACACGCTGCTAAAGGAAGTCGCTGCTCTCAAAACATTCATGATGCACAGCCAAACTTGCACGCCGGTTCAAACATCTGACAGCACAACCTCCAATGGGGACAAGACCATGGCACACCAGACGGGTGACTTGGAACCGTATCAGGCTCAACACCCTACGATGCGTTGCCGGACCTATGGAACCCTGATTTACAACGGGTCGAGCCTCCACATGCCGATGGATATCTTGGGCAAACCAGCCAGCACAG